CAGAAACTGGAGATGCTTTTAGAGTTTTAGATAAAGAATAAAACTCATGGAGCAGTAGCCAAGTTGGTCAAGGCCCCGAACTCATAATTCGGTTATCGTAGGTTCAAGTCCTACCTGCTCTACTTTGTCTCCATCGTCTAGTGGCCTAGGACTCTGCCCTTTCACGGCAGCAACACGGATTCGAATTCCGTTGGAGATGCAATACCTCTGTAACTCAGTGGATAGAGTAGCGGACTTCTAATCCGTTTGTCGTTGGTTCAAATCCAATCAGAGGTGCTACAATTAAATATTGGTCTGTAGTTCAGTTGGCAGAACGGGGCACTGTTAATGCCTAGGTCGTAAGTTCGAGTCTTACCAGACCAGCGAGGTCCGTTAGTTCAGTTGGTTAGAACGCTACCCTGTCACGGTAGAGGTCACGAGTTCAAGTCTCGTACGGATCGCATTTAATTCTTCTTGGTTATTAATAACTTCTAATATTTGATTATAAAGAACACTTTGTTTATGATTAATAGTATCTTGAAAAATAATATTTTCTTTATTTATTTTATCTAAACTTACTTTAGCAGCATCAAAAACTTTCATACAAATATCTAAAGTATTATTTTTATAATCATTATAATTTAAAATTAAAATTTTATTTTTTGATTTTATCATACATTCTATATAAGATAAATACATTTTTGTTTCATATTCTATTATTTTATAATCTCTATCTATTAGTTTCTCTGTAGGATTTATCCAAGATCCTTCGGAAAAATCTTTTCCTAGAATTTTTTGTCCATTGTATCCAGAAAGTATTTTATCAACATTTGTTGCTATAGATTCTTCTGGATTTTTTATAATAGTACATAATGTAACATCATCATATTTAGGTAAAAATATAATTGCTTCTTGTTTCCAAGTAATCCAGTTATCTTTTTCTACCCATTGTGCTTTGTTATTATAATCATGGTTTAATGATCTAATTAAAGACTGAGTAAAGTCTATTTGGCCAGACCAGGGGTATGCATTACAGAGTATTTTCATTTTTTTGTATTATCCTTTTTAAGTATATATCACAATACATATATGTGTCTAAGGCAAATCCTATAACTTCCCAATCTAAATTATCATATAGAAAATCTACAACAACGGATATAGTATCATATTTTGTATCATTTTCTGTATGAAAAATAAAATCATTAAAAGCCAAAATTCCGTCGGGCTTTAAAAGTTTTATTGCAAGCGGAATTTCTTTTAATAACTGATCTTTTTTATGATCAGTGTCTAAATATACAACATCAAATTTTATTTTATTATCATCTATTAGTTCTTGCATTATATTATGAGAAAAACCTTTTATCATTTTTACGTTATTAAAACTTTTAAATCTTTCTTTTACAAAATTATAATGAGTAGTACTAGTAAATCTAGTTGCTTTTATCTCATCCCAGCCAGTTCTAAAATCATTATGGTTATATAAATCTACTAAATATAAGTTATTTAGTTTAATGTTTGTTAATAAAAAATGAGAAAAATCACCTGCTGCAACACCAAGTTCCATAAAATTAATGTTATCAGGAAGTTGTTTTGCCCAAGACCACCTATCTTGAAATATTTTGGCATTCTCTAATTGTTTTTCAGAAATAAGTCTTTTTTGTGGCATTTATAAATTATATCAGATGGTATAATAATAATATGAAATCTGAAAAAGTATCTAAGTTATTTATTGATAAAGGGTTAGATATTCCATATTTTTTTGAAGATAGGGATAAATATAAAATAGAAGATAATTTTACAAGAAAATATGGTATTGGGGTAGACAATATTAAAATAATAGAAAATTGGTTATCTGAAAAAGAAATCCAGGAAGCAATTAGAATTATACAGAAGTATGAAATCATGTCAGAAAGGACTCATTGTTACCCATTAACCATGGCTTTGGGTTTTAATCAAAATGATTATGAACATAACAATTATGTAGAAAAACTTGGTCCAAAAATGGTTGATGCTGCAAAAGAAATTTGGAAAACTGAACTATATAAAGATAAAGCATGTATGCTAATGGTACATCCAGTAAATACCTATCTTGCACCACATACAGATATTTTAGATATTGACTATGTTAATAATGACCCAGATCATGACGAAGGTCCGTCTCCAGAAGAACAAATAAATAAGTGGGACAATATGTGGAGTGGTCATGTTTCTATTCTCGTTTATCTTAATGATGACTATGATGACGGCTATCTATATTTTCCACAACATGATTATTATTTTAAGCCAAAAAGGGGATCTTTAGTAACTTTTCCTGGCAGTTTATATTATGTTCACGGAGTTACTCCTATAACTTCTGGTACAAGGTATACTATATCTCAATGGGCTATAATGGATATAATGAGAGGAAAAAAATGAAACCAGGAATTATAGTTATGGTCATTAGTGATGACGATAATAATAAAAAGGCTGCTGAAGTATTATCTGTTGAAGGTGATATGTGTACAATAAAGATGTGTGATAGTAAAGAAACTTTAACTATCAATCAATCAAATTTAAAACGTAAAAAGTTATGTGTTTGCAACACATCCAAAAATAAACCATTTTGCGATGGCTCACATTCACTTATGTTTTAGTTATAGTTTTTACTTTGTACAACTATACAAATTTGATCACTCATAACTCTTATATTAGAATTAAAATACTTTTTTAGATTATCTAATGTATTATGAATAACTTTTTCTGTATCCATAGTTAAGTTATAACAAAGAGATGCCCATCTATCTTTACCTAATACATCGCAGGCTTCTTCTAAAAATTCTGGTATTTCGTTATGAAATTCTTGTCCTCTTTTTACATTCCTAAGCATTATAACCATTGGGTAACTGTAGTCTTTTCTTTCTTTTAAAAATTGAATTCTTTCATCTTTTACAAACGGCAAAAAAGACTCAAATATAAAATTATGCATTGCTCCAGTTACTGCAACAGCAGCCATTACAGCAGAAGGCCCTGGCGTTGAAGTAACGTGAATACCTTCAGAGATACATTTCTTTACTATTCTTGCTCCTGGATCTGCAACTCCTGGCATTCCTTCATCTGAAATTAAAAAGACATCTTCTCCATTTTTTAATAAATCAATTATTTTATTCATATTATGAAGTTCGTATGCTTCTCCAGGTTCCCCGCCATCAGAATCGTATTCAATAGATATTGTATTAACATTTGGTTTTTGCATTCCAAGAGCAGGCCATATCTTTTCAAAAGCCTCCTCTCTTTCTATCACTATATTTTTAGCATTTTGAATATATTTAAATGCTCTTACTGACATATCTTCCCAGTTACCGATAGGCAATCCAACCAAATACAATTTTCCAAATGACATATATTCATTATACACTATGGTATAATTTTAATATTATGAAAACTCCAGAAAAAGGACCAGCATACGATAAGTATATGGAATTGAAAAAGTCTCAAACACCAATATCAAATCAAGATTTTGAACCAATAATTATAGATAATATATTTTCAAAAGAAGATATAGATCATTTATATGAAATAATTAATAACACTCCTGAAGAAAAAACTCAAATACAAAAATGGGGCGGAATGAAAGCATGGCATATAGATTTAGGACCAAGAATAAAAGGTAAAATTAATGAAGCAGTTAAAAAATCTTTGGGAGATCACGTTAGATTAGTAGAAGATCATTCATTTGCTAGATATAGTATGGAATACGGCTGGATGACAAAATTATTTCCACATACAGACATGAGAGACAAGCAGAGAATTACCTTTGATATTCAGGTTCGTGCTGACGAAGAGTGGGGTGTTGTTGTTGAAGATATTGAATATTTTTTAGAAGATAATCAAGCATTAGTTTTTGCTGGTACGCAACAACCGCACTGGCGCAGAGCAAAAGAATTAAAGCCAGGAAGCCATCAAGATATGATATTCTGTCATTTAGAATATGTTGATGACGTACCGTATGATGACGGACAAGATCAGATATTGCATGAAAGAAATAGGTTTTTTTCAGAATATTATGATATGCATCCAGACCCAACTACTTTTTATTAAAATGAATGAATTAGAGGAATCCATTAAAGATATCTTATTTCAAATAGGAAAAGATATTAAGGTGCATAAATTAGTTGACGGTAACTTAATATTAGATATAGATTATGATAAGTATGCTGATCAAATTTTAAATATTTGTAATAAACATATAGAAAGAAGCAGGGATGTTTGGTAAACTACATTTAATAGGATCACCTATTGGTAATATGTTAGATACCTCTACAAGGCTTTTAAATGCCTTTAGAGACGCTAAATACATATGCGTAGAGGATATTGATAGGTTTAAAGAGTATTGTGCCTTAAACAATTTTTCTTATACTGCAGAATTAATTGATATATGTTTTTCATTAAATAATAATCGTGAAGAAAATGTTAAAGATAAAATTATCTCTATTTTAAAAAATGGAGAAGACGTATATATTATTTCTGACGAAGGTATGCCTGGACTTGCAGACCCTGGCACAATTTTAGTTAATGAGGCTATAAAAAATAACATAGACATTGTTACAACTCCAGGCCCATCAGTTGCACTTGCTGCTGCATCTTTATCAAATATATTAAATAATTTTTTATTTGAAGGGTTCATGCATAATATAAATGAAGAAAGACATAAAAAATTTGAATTTCTTAAAACATCTCCAGTTCCAATGATATTTTTACTGCACAATTCAAGTCAAAGGCCTATAGACAAAGAAGATAAAATACATATGCTTCATAATTGTTTTGATCATGATGTATTTATTAATGAATGTATTGTCTTTTTTGGAGAAAATAGAAAGGCAATGTTTGGAATTAATTTAACTACAGATTCACAACAAGTAATTAGGGGAACACTTTCTAATATTAAAAAATATATAGAGAATAATCAAATATTTGGTAACTTATGTATTGTTGTAGACGGTATAAATAATAATTTAATTATTTAGTTTTCTTTCCATACTCGCCATACTTTCCAAGTATAGCCTTTATAGTTCCATCTTTTCTTAGGCGTACAACATTTCCATCTTTAATTTGCACAGGATTAAACTTATCATGTCTCTTATAAGATCCTGAAGATGCCACGAATATCACGTCCCTTCTTTGCAAAAGCAGAGCCTTCCCATAAAAACTTTTTTGCTGGTACACAATTAGGAACCATCTTTCCGTTTTTTTCTTTCATGCCTCTTTGAACATACCCTTCCCAGCATGGAGATTTTTTATAAATTTCATCTGGGCAGCAGTTATTACTCATCTAATTATTATATCATAAAAATGAGCAGTTTATCCACATGCTCAGGTGTTTTGTTATTTTTACTTTATAGACGCTATAACAATTTGTCCGTCTTGCTTTTTGCGTAAGCCTTTTAGCCACTTGCTCAGGTGGTATTTTATTTACTTGATTTTGATAGTTTTTGGTTTCTTTTCTTCGGGTATGTTTCTTTCCACAAAGACACTAAGAATACCGTCTGCCATTTCAGCACGATCTACCTCCATATACTCTCCAAGAGCAAAGGTGCGTGTGAACTTGCGAGTTGCGATACCCTTATGAAGAACATTGCTGTTCTCTTCTTCGGTTTTCTCACCCTTGATAATTAAACTTCCATTATCCACAGAAACCTCAACTTCGTCCTTGCTGAAACCAGCAATGGCCAAAGATAACTTGTAAGTGTCCTCATCAAGTTTTACCACATCATATGGTGGATAAGATTGACGAGTTGCCTCACGATGGATATTGGAAAAACGGTCCAACTCTCTGTTGAAACCAATAAAAAATGGATCCTTAAAAAGGTCCAATGCAAATGAACTTACCATTATTTCCTCCTTATTAAGCGAGTTCAATTTATACCCCCCTTTGGGCGGGTACATATATAGTATAGCATACTGTAGTGTATAATAAAAGTATGCCATTAACAGAAGAACAAAAAAATATTATTTTAGAAAAAGAGAAAAATCATCAGGCAAAAAAAACTGTTCCGCCATTTTCATTTAACGAAATAAGAAAATTGGAAGCAGACGAAATTGAAGATCCATATCAACTAAATCAAGAACAACTGAATAATGCAAAAATTATAGTATCTAGAGAAGAATATACTAAGCATCTAAAAAAGGGATTAAGATATATGGAAGTTGGTGTTGCATGGGGATATTATTCAGAAGTAGTTTGTCAAAATGCACGGCCATCGGTGATTGATTTAGTTTGTAGATATGATCAGGATATGAAGTGCTGGTCTTGGAGAAGGTTTGGTGAGTGTCAATGTAGTCCAGTTAAGCATACTTATGATTTTACTGCTGAAGAGTCTGAAGATTTTATCAAAAATAAATTTAAACAATATGGTAATGCAAATACCTATAAGGGCGACGCAGAAGATATTCTTCCACGCTTTATGAAAGAAGGGAAAAACTATGATTATATATACATAGATATTCATAATGGTAGAAAGGCTACAAGAGAAGTTCTCTCTTATGCTTCAAACCTAGTTCCCGTTGGGGGAATTATTGGACTTAATGATTACACCATATATGATGGAATCATAGACAATGTATTTTATGGAACATTTCAAACTGTTAATGAATTTTTATTCTTTAATAAAAACTGGTCAGTTGATGCGTTAGCATTACATAAACTAGGGTTTTATGATATATATTTAAGGAGAAATTATTGAGTCTGTCTAAAGATTACATACTTCCACAGCATGTAAACAACCATTCGATGGGAAATATTTTTCATAATAATTTTGACTTGTCATGGCATGCTGGATCAAATACATATACAGAAACCATCACACAATCTGAGATAAAGACTGGTGTAATAGATGATGGAACTGTTTCTTATTCATACAATAGTAATTTTTTTAGATGTGAAGAGTTTACCAAGTCTCCATCGCAACCACATGTTTTATTTGCTGGATGTTCTCAAACAGAAGGAATAGGTGGAAACCTTGAAACTGTTTGGCCAACAATATTTTTAAATCAAAGTAACTTAGAAGATAAAAAACTTTATAATCTAGCAAGATCTGGCTGGGGTTGGCAAATGATTATGTATAACCTTAGTATTTATATAGAAAAATATACAAAGCCAGATTATCTATTTATTCTTTTGCCAAACATATCAAGACGCTTTGAATTTGACACATACAATAAGGGTGATTATTGTTATATGCAAAGGTATCCAGAAAGTGATTTGTCTAAAAGCAAAGAGGCTGTAGATATATCTAGAAATGAATATTTTGTAGAGTTAATAAATTTTGTTATTGGATGGAAATTTTTTCTACATTATTGCAAAACAAACAATATTAAAGTTTTATGGTCAACCTGGTTTTTTAATGATTTAGAAAATTTAAAAACATTAAATATGTTAGATGATTCATACGTTAATTTGAATATTAACAATCAATCTGACTATATTGCAGAGAAGTACTTATCTGGATGGCAAAAAACTCAATATGATCTTAAAAAAAGAGATGGCCATGCTGGAACATTAATTAATATGTATTATGCTAATGAATTCTTGAAAGCAGCAAGGGAGAAATGGAATGTTTTCTAAAATATATAAAAAAATAAAAAAATGGTATTATGTTCGTAAGTTAAAAAAACAATTTAAAGAGCCACCAAATTTTATTTACTAGTTAAGAAACAACGTAGAGCATATTTTTTACCATTAATAATTGGATTAGATCTATGACTATATGGCCAATTAGATGGAAAAATTATTAAACTATTTTTTGGAGGTTTAATTTTTATATTAAAATGTTCAAATTCTAATTCTCCACCATCAAAATCATCATTTAAGTATACTAGCCCAGCACCTATTCTAAAGTCTTGCCCATTTAAAGTATCAGAATGAAAAATAATATTGTTATCTATTTCATATTTTAATAAAGTAACCACAGACATACCTGGATTTCTTGGATCTGCAGCATCTGGTATCATAGATTGTATATTATATATAGATTGATATATTTTTATTGATTCTTTAAGTACTGTATCAAAATCTTTATATATAGATATAACGTCTGGATTATCTGGATAATCACTTAATTGAATTGCATATGATTTTCTTACAATTGTTCCATTCCTATTATTAATTTTTAATTCAAAAAAATGAGATAAATTTTTTTCTATAAAATCTATATAGTCTTTATTAAAAACATTTTCAAATAATATTATTCCTGGCGCTAAAATTTTATGCATATTTTAATTATATCATATGATACAATAAAGAATGACCATTTTTCATAACCATATACCCAGAACATCTGGCGGAGTAATAAATCATTATATTAAAAAAAATACTAATATATCTCAATATGTAATTGAGCCAACAGATAAGATTGATCCAAAAAATTTTAATAATAAACAATATATTGCTGGACATATAGGCCAACTACCACAAAAATATATAGAAGATGTAACATCTTTTTCTTTTGTAAGAAATCCTAGAGAACAGTGGATAAGTTGGTTTTGGCTTATGTATAAGCAAGGGCTAACTATTGTAGATGGAAAAATAATAAATTCTAAAATTGGTACTCCTCAAGCATATATGGAAAAATTTTTATATGATGAATCATTTTATCCTGGAACCTCTAACATACAATCAAAGTTTTTAACTGGATATGTTGATATAGATTTATGGAATAGAGTAGAAGAGCCTATAGATAAAATGCAATCAAACTGGTGTTTGAAAGAATATACTTTAGACATTAAGGATATAGATAATGCACTTGATAGGTATGTTGTTGAAAACATTGAAAATAGAAATAGTCTAATTGAATTTATTAATACCCTTTTTGAAAAAAAATATAACATATATAATGCAATTAAAGATTACGAATGGCCTGGACATAATACGCCAAAACCCAACTATCTTGAATTTGATATACCTAAAGCCTGGAATGACAGAATAAGTGAGTTAAATCAAGCAGATTACTATCTATATGATAGGGTAAAGTCTAGTAAGAAAAAATATGGTATAATGTCACTATGAGTACATTTGAAATAGGACGTGCTGGCACGGGGACCTGCCGTAACAAACAATTCCCAGTTTATAAAGATGGATCACAGATTGGATGTTTTTATCTTCCAAAAGAAGCAGCAAATTTTGCTAAAGACGAACACGGAGCAACCGAGATTACCGTATTTGATATAGATGATCTAGAGTCAGACGCTAAGTTTGTTGTAATTTTTCAAGAAGGTAAATGGGTTCTTAAGTGAATCAAATATTTAAAGTAGAAAACGCAGGAAATAACGGTTGTTCTGAAAGTCAGTTCCCCCTTTTAGTTGACGGTGAATGTGTTGGCTGTTTTGATCTTCCAAAAGAAGCAGCAGCAAAAGCAAGGGAACTAGGAGCAACTTCAATAGATGCTTTTGACTATACAAAGCCAGAAGATCAATCTTCTAGGCATGCTTTAGCATTAAAGCCAGACGGAACCTGGTGCCATACATTTTCTAATATGGCCTAACAGAAAGAGATAACATGTACGGAGATCCAAATAAATTACAAAATCAGTTAGATAAAGTAACAGAAAGTAGAAATGGCAATCGGTTTAACTTTACATCTCCAATTCCTGGTTTACATATTTATGATAATGTTTGGCCAGACTCTATGGATTTTATTAATGAAATTAGAACAGATGAGTATTGGAAAAATAATGAGCATAGGGGAAGCAAACCTTGGATACGTGAAGATTACTATAATGAGTTAAATGGTAAAAAGGCAGAAACTTGTTGGGTATGGAATCATCCAAAGTTTGCAGAACACTTTCAAGAAATCGTAGACTCATATTTATGGCAGTGGGACCTTAATCCATTAAGTAGAGAAGCAATGAGAATTTCAAGGTATGAGCCAGGAGAATTTTTTTCTTTACATGCAGATGATTCATATGGAACTCCAAGAACTGTATCTTTAGTATATTATCCGAATGATGACTATGACGGAGGAGAGTTAGAGTTTATTCATTTTGGTGTAAAGATTAAGCCCAAGGCTGGTCAATTATTTTTATTTCCTTCAGCATATAGTTATATGCATAAAATTCATGGAATTACATCTGGTGTAAGATATACTTTAGTTTCTTTTTTTGCAGAAATTTCAGAAAAAGAAAGACAAACTAGAATGTCTTCTATAGAGTTTCCATATACTACTGATCTTCAATATCAATTTGAATAAAATATTTCATGATATTAAAAAAAATAATTAATGATAAAATATACTCCGTATACGATGAAATAGAGTGTGAGAAAGGAATATTTCCAGCGTGGATTGTACAACCTGGATTTTTTTTAAAAAACAATGAACTTGTATATAAAATAGGTTGGGAAGACTATGTTCCAGAAAAATCTTTTTATTTTTTACATATACCCAAAACATCTGGGATGTCTGTTAAAGAAGTATTAATAAATACATATCAAGATCGTAGAATGTATAGTAATTTTTTACAATATCTACATGATGATGAAATGTTAAAATCAGAATTTATATCTGGTCATTTTGCACGTTATCCAATAGAATTATTTAAAACAAATAAAAGAAAATTATTTACTTATACTATACTAAGAGACCCCGTAGATAGATATTTAAGCAATTTTTTATATAAAAATGATAATCCTAATTTAGAACAACTTGAAAGTCACATAAATTCTAGTCATAATAATAATATTCAGTATAAATACCTAACCAGTACGCTAATGATGGAAAATATACAAAAATTCTACAATCTTTTAGTTGAAAAACAAATTACATTTGAACAATATAAAAAATTTGCCTTATCATATAGCGACTTAGTTCCAATTTTTAATAATTTAGATGATGCCTTAATTGATATAGATTATATAGAAACAGTGGATAGTCAAAAAGACTTATCAAATTTAAATAATTTTTTACAAGAAAAGGTTGGGGTATCTTTGTTTACAACTATAAAAGGATATCAAAATACTGGAAGTGAAAAAAATAAAGAATTTATTAAAACAATACCCAATAGTTTTTTAAACACCATTAAAGAAAACCAAAACTTAGATTATGAATTATATGAAAAAGTAAAGATGGGCTATTATAATAAATAGCCCATCCCTTTAACTACTTCTTTGAAGAAGGAGCCTTCTTAGGCTTTACGTTCTTTAGAGCATCTTCAACAATAGACACTGCTGGCAATCTGCCGAATGCAGGATCGTTTGGATTCAATGCACGTAATGCAACTGGAGCAATTGCAGATACCAAAGACCATAGTAGTGTCTGTGGATCTGTAATTCCTGCCATATATAATGCAGCAGCACCAGCAAGGACTGAACGTCCATATGATGCAAGCATTGCTTTCATTTCTTTATTCATTTATTCCTCCTAGGATATGAATCTAGTTATGGCATCGTAACCTAGCCATAATCCAATTATACCAGCAACTCCAGCAAAAACTGGCGGGGCTGGAACTGGAAGTTTAAAGGCTGCAAAAATTATACCGCAGCCAAAACCAGTAATTATTGATAGTAATATTTCTTTCATTGCTCTCCTTTTATGTTGTTTGGATGATCTATAGGTGTTGGTACAGTCATTAAAGAACCGCACTCGTTACATTTACCGTCTAAAAAATACATACCTATTTCATAATCCTCTGGATCAAAAACAACTTTTACTAAAATAACTTTAGAGCCACAATTTATGCAACATGTAGAAGGAATTCCAGTTAGATCCATTTTATTCTTCGCTATAAAATTTCTTTTTTAGAATTTCAAAATGTGTTTCTGAGTTATCAACAATAGTATCCCAATGTTTTTTTATACTACTTCTTTTCTGAAAGTATTTTTCTATATTATCTCTAATATCATATTCATTTTTATGCGACATCTTAGAAACCATATTAGCATATGTTCTATAAAAAGGCCTTATTCCAAAACCAGTTTTAATTGTATCAACATTGTTATTTTGCCATTCAACAGAATTTTTAAAATAATTTTCTGGATATTTTTTAGAAGTAATATTTTTCCAATACGGGGTATCATCTCTTTGAGATAAAGCATAATGCATTCCAACAAAATCAAACATTTTTTCAATTCTATTTTTTATTATATAGTTAAAATTATCAATGTCATATTGTGTAATTACTTCTCTTTCTAATGCATCAATTAAAGTAAAGCATGCTTTATGTGTTAGTAAAAGACCAGTGCTTTCCAGTGGCTCTAAAAATCCAGCAGACAGTCCTATTGCAACAACATTATTAACCCATGATCTTTCATAATATCCATTATGTATAATTACTTTTTTAAACTTAAGTTTTTTAGATCTATCCTGATCATGTACAACCATTTTATCAGAATCAAGATATTGTTTGTATTCTTCTAATGCATCATCATCGCTTATAAAATTATTACAATATACATATCCAGAACCTATCCTATTCCATAGTGGAATATTCCAGACCCAGCCATTATTTATTGCAGTACAGTTTGTAAAAGTTTCAAGTTCTTTTTCTTTATCTGTATAAGGAATATGAGTAGTCCATGCCCTATTATTAGGTAAAAATTCTGCAGTAGAAATAAATTTTTCTTGCATAAATTTTCCAAGAAGAATACTATTAAAGCCAGTGCAGTCTATAAATAAATCTGAAGTTATGACAGAATTATCTTCTAATATTAAAGAATGTATGCCATTATTTGATGGAATTATTTGTTTTACGGTTCCAAATATTCTTTTTACCCCTCTTGGTATTGCATAATAGTCTGCAAGCCAATTTGCAAGTTTTGTTGCATCCATCTGTAATGCCAAATCTCTATGAGGTTTATATGGATTCATTGTTTCTATATCATTTATAACTATTTTGTTAGTTTCCATACTTTTTGCTTGTGGAAAAAAATATCTAACATAGTCCTGGTCCTCAATTTCTGGATAAAATGATTTTTTAAAATGCCAATCATCTAATCCATAATGTGTTATTTCTGGATCTAAGTTTGGATGACCAAATGGATAAAAAAATGTTTTTGAATCTTTTGTTTTAAAATTTGTAAAACCTATTGCAACTTTATATGCAGCATTTGTATATTTCATAATACTTGAATAATCTAAATCTAAAAAATTAAAAAATCCATTTATTTCAAATGTAGTACTTTCTCCAACTCCAATAATTGGAATATCTTTACTCTCAATCAAACAAATTTCTTTTTTAGGATAAGCCTTAATTAGTGCAGATGCTGTCATCCATCCAGCAGATCCTCCTCCAACAATAACTATTTTATTTGTCTTCATTTGGTGTCATATTTTCTATATTTTCAAATGCTTTTTTTATTCTTAAAAGAGAAAGATCGTTAGGAGAAGAAGACTCTTGCTCTAAAATTTTAGCAAAGCCTATAAGTTCTAGTTGTAAATCCTCTATATACTTGTATGCCATATCTCTTGTTTCATTTAAAAAAGCAATTAAATGTTCACTTTCTACATCCTCGGTTTTATTTTTTATGCTTTCTTTAATTCCATTAATATCAATTGCAGACTGTGCCAATAAAAACATTAACTCTACATTTTTATTCTTTAGTCTTATATTTTCTAGCACTGCTCCAAATACAACTAATACAACTATTGCAAAAATTAATAAATCAAGCATGTCTGCCCTCATGCGTTACCCAATAATACTTACATGTAGAACAACAAGGACTATTATAAATGCTATGTTTTGCATAACCAAATTTTGCATAAAACATAGGGTCTTTATCAAATAAACTAGCCTTATGTGTAGTAATAATACGCATAAGTTTATTTGTGTCTGACCAAAATGATGGCTTGTTGTCTCCCCATGTGTTCCAACATTGATCTTTTAGTCTATTAAGATTAGCCTCATTATTTTCTGTACGAATACCTCGATTACGAGCCTCACGAATCATAGCCTGTACATATTGCCAAAGACCACGCTCATAGCCTTTCCACATAAGAACAGCAGGATGATTACGCCAACCACCAGTAGGCGACTTACCAGACAATACATTAAGAATCTGATAGCACTCAAGTATTTGCTTATTAAGACGTTTGCTATCAAGCCAACGAGCAGTTGTTACTGCATTCGCAGATGGTAAAAATGTTTGCATTATAAACTTTCCTCATCTTCTACATCTTCAAATATATCAAAGTCTTCAATTTTTGTCAACTGTCTTATCCAAAATATTGCTGTTGCTATAAATGCAAGAAATGCAACTACGGGCATTATAAACTTAGGCTTCATTCTCCACCCTCTCTAGTTAATAAAACTATAGCCCCATTGTCTTCTAAGGCTTTTTTAACTCTTACCATATATTCTACAGCACGACGCTTATCTTCGTCAAGTAAAGACATAAAAGATTTTTCTGATGCACGAACAGTAATAAAGTGATCATTGTCTATAAGTTCAAGATTAAAGCCTTTGGGACAAAAATGATTAAGAGATTTAAAAGCATTACGCATTTGTTCCGTGTACATTTTATTTATAATTTTCTAAATAATAATTTAAATCTTCTGGAGTACCAACTGGCCACATTTTTTTAATATCATAAACAATGAACTTTTTATTATCTAGAATTGCTTGATTATATACAGGT